GAGGGCCTGGGTCAGACGATCATTCAGGCGTCTGGCGGCGGAGCCCTCACCCTGGCAAAGATGGACGAGGCACACGATCTGTTGCGTGCCCAGTCCAGTGCTGATGTCATCCTGATGAACCGCACTGTCCGACGGAAGTTGACCGACCTTGGTCGGAACGCTTCCGGTTACTTCTCACTTCTTGATGTGGGAGATGACCGGTTTGGCCGTCAGATCATGCAGTGGAACGGGATTCCCGTTCGCATCATCGGAGATGACCAGGATGGCGCCGCCATCCTGGGCTATGACGAAGACCCTGGCGACGGTGCTACAGACACCACCAGCATCTACTACATCGCCTTTGGCGAGGACGAGAACGTGACGGGCCTGCTGGGCCTGGGCGGGTCGTTCGACGTAGTCGACTTTGGTGAGACTGAAGCGGCCCCAGGGCACATGGGCCGGGTTGAGGTTTATCCCGGCGTGGCCATTTACAACCCTCTATCCATCGTCCGCCATTACGGCATCTTGGACAATTAGGAAGGATGTAGAACATGGCGCAATCATCTACCACAGTTGGTCCGGGTACTCTTGTCCGGGACGCATCTGGTGGCGTACTCCTCGCAGATACTGCTATTGCGGCGGACGGCAACACCGGTTGGGTTCTGGTCAGCAAGCCGGGCCCTGTCGTTATGGAGATCGCACTTGGTGCTATCGGAGCGAACGCTTCGTTTGCTGCCGGTGGGATCAGGTTTGAAGGTGCGGATACCGCAGCGGGTGCTAACACCGTTGAGTATGGTTCCTGCCCCGCTATCGCCCATGACGACGACAGTCAGACCCTTTACATCCGAATGGATGTCTTCAAGCAATACATGAAGGCGACGTATGACATCACCACTTCGGGTGGACACACGGCGAACGTGAAACTCACCTTGCGTGAGCCGCACGATCACCAGACCAACACCACTTCGGCTGCACCTTCGTAGCCCTGAGAACCCGTTTGCGGGGCGGTCACCTACCTGGTGGCCGTCCCGTGACCGGTGTATAGTGAGGACTTATGACCGCACCAGACACTGTAAACACTAAGGACTGGGGCGTAGTGGCCACGGTTGAGAAGTGGCATGACGCCACTGACCGGGCCAAGGGGCTTCCTCCCGACGACACTGTCTCGGTTGAGGACAATCTTCTCTTGAATGGGGGGATTCAGAACCTTCTGGATCTGCTTACTGCTACCGGTTCTGTCACGGCTTACGGCACGGGCAGTTATCTCGGGGTGGGCACGAGCACGACGGCGGCTGCTGCGGGCCAGACGGGCCTCCAGGCGGGTACTTCCGACAGGGATTACCAGGCGATGGAGTCAGGTTTCCCTAACCGGGCCTCTGGCACTCAGACGACGACTTGGAAGTCGGTGTGGGCCTCCGGTGAAGGTAACTTTGCTTGGAACGAGTGGAGTATCCGTAGCGCTTCCAGCGGTACCGGCGGCGAAAGCACCGGTACGGCCCTGAACCGCAAGGTCGCTGCCCTGGGCACAAAGGCTTCGGGCTCAGAGTGGACCCTGACGGTAACGATCACGGTTTCGTAACATGGCGACCGCTTACCCGACGGCGCTGGACACTTCCACGCAACAGCCTTCTCCCAGTGCGTCCACGGAGATGGACGATTCTGGTTATGAGCATGATGTTGTTCACACCAATGCTTCTGGTGCGATTATTGCGCTGGAAACGAAGTTGGGAATCGGGTCTACGACGGCTGCTGGGGCTTCGACTAACCATGTCCTGGTAAAGCAGGCCGACGGTGACACGGAGTGGGCTGCCGCCCCCCCTGCGTCTACGCCGACGGCTATCACGGTCGCTGACACGACCGATACCACCTGTTCGGTCGCTCTGTTTGAGTCGGCCACTGGTGATCTGGCTCCGAAAACTGATGCTGGGGCCACCTACAACGCTGGTACTGGGACGTTGACGGCGACGGCTTTCGCTGGGCCTTTGACAGGGAATGTCACCGGGAATGCTTCCGGCACGGCAGCCACCGTCACCGGGGCCGCCCAGTCGGCTATCACTTCGACCGGGACCCTCACTGGGGTCACGGTTAGCGGCACAGGGACAATCGGTGTCGCTGTCGGCCAGGCCGTGGACCTGGACCGCAAGACCGCCGATTACACTTTGGTACTCGGTGATGCCGGGAAGGTCATTGAGATCAACAGTGGGTCTAGTGAGAATGTGACGATCCCGCCGAACTCGTCGGTTGCCTTTCCTACGGGTACGCAGATTGTGGTCGTCAGGTTGGGGGCCGGTGATGTCACTATTGTTGAGGGGTCTGGTGTGACTACCCGTTCGGATGGCGACAAGGCGAAGATCAAGTCGCAGTATTCTTCTTGTGTGCTTATCAAGCATGAAACGAACGAGTGGTACATCCTCGGTAATCTGGCGTAGCCGTGGTTATCTCGCAGGCGTTCATCGGGGCGATTGCTGGTTCTGGTGTTGCGGTAGAGGACTTTGAGGCCCTTATAGGGTATGTCGTTCCTTCGGATACCGGGTCGTACACGTTGACTTCTGCTGCTTCTGCCAAGGCGTGGACTGAGTATCAGGATTTGTTCTTGATTTCGCAGGTCAGGGAGTCAACTGGCGGTACTGCCGCAGGTGGGGTCATCGCTCAACTGAACGGCTCCAGCACGCCTTACCGGATTGAGTACGAGTACGCCTACGGGACGGTCGGATCGCACACCGCTGTGGCGTTGCGGGAGAACAACAACGGTGCCCGCATGGGTTTCTGTACCCGTGACGGTACCCATGCCGACGAGTACGGGGCAGCGATCACGACGTTTGCCGACATCAACTCTGGCCGGTGGAAAACGGTGGTGAACATGGGCGGCGTCGATGTGAACGGTGCCGGTGGCATCAACTTGATTACGTCGATGTGGGAGAACACCGCCGCTGTGACCTCCATCGTCATCAGCCCGTCCAGCGGAGCGAATCTGATGGCGGGGTCACGGTTCGACCTGTACGGGATAAGGGCTGCGTAATGGCTGACGCTTGGGAAGCAATCGAAACTGTCACTCTCAGCGGGACTTCTACGGGGGTGACGTTCTCGTCGTTGACGACGGACTACCAGCACCTGATGATCAAGATGATCGCCCGCACCGACCAGAACACCACTCCCGGTTACGACTATGTGGGCGTCAAGTTCAACGGCACTTCTGGCGACTGGGACAACCTCGCCGCCTACGCTTTAGATACGACGCTGGCCGGTGACAACGAGTTGAACAACGCACAGGGCAAGGTGCGGCCAGCAGCGTGCGATCCGATGAACGCCGCCGCCTTTGGTGTCATCGAGGTGGTGATCCCGAACTACCAGTCCACGAACCAGTACCACGGGTTCAACTCAATCGGCGGCAAGGCCGGATCGACTTCTGGCTTCACCCAGTTCAACGGTTCGACATGGCACGCATCCACCGCAGCGGTCACCTCGGTCACGTTGGAACCGGGTGGTGGCACGAACTTCGTATCCGGCTGCATCTTCACAATGTACGGACTGAGGGGTTCCTGATGGCTGCTTTGGAACTGATTGAACAGATCGTCGTTGACGGGTCGTCGCCTTCCAGCGTGACGTTCTCGTCGCTGGGCGCCTACCAGCATTTGATGATCGTGTCTTCGGCTCGGTCGTTGCGGAGTGGCAACGAATACGACGGCTCCAACACGAGGTTCAACGGCGAGACATCAGGCAACAACCAGTCCCACTACGCCCTCATTCAGGCCGCTGTCGATTCTCCGACCGGCGGCAACATCCTTGGGGCGTCAGGAGCGAGCGAGAACCGTGTCGCATACCTGTTCGACTCGGCAGCAGCAGGCGCTCCCGCCAACTACTTCGGTTACAACATCGTCTACTTCCCGAACTACCGGTGGGGCGAATACAAGAAGGTCATCGGACGGTCGTCGGTCCCGAACGACGAGTTGGACGCATGGTCGTACCAGCAGACAGTCGCTACCGGTTCGTGGCGGTCAACGTCTGCGGTGACCTCCATCCAGATCGCCGCCGGTGTGACCGGCTGGGCAGAGCACAGCACCTTCACCCTGTACGGGATCAACTCGGCATAAGGAGCAAACATGCCACTCACGAAGATAGTAGACAACGTGGTCATTGAGTTGACCGCTGAAGAAGTAGCAGAGTTGGAGGCTCGTCAAGAAGCCTACGATCTGGACCTTGGTCAAGTGCGAGCGCAGCGTAATGCGATGTTGTCTGGCTGCGACTGGACACAGATCGGTGACTCGCCGCTGACCGACGAGAAGAAGGCAGAGTGGGTGACGTACCGTCAGTCGTTGCGGGATCTGCCTGCGGCGTACAGTCGTGTGTCTGAGGTTGTTTGGCCTACACCGCCTGGCTAACCGATGGCTTACCGGTCAGCACTTCTCTATCGGAACCCTGGCCACTACCAGCCCGGTGTATTCGATCTTCCATACCGGAATATCAGGGCGTACCGGAACGAGGCCAGGTACCGGTTAGGGATAGATGATCCGATTGGGGACACTGGTTCTGGGGCAGATACCCAGAGCCTGTCCGTTGTCCTCACATCGACCGATACGGGTTCTGGGGCGGAAGGAACCCCATCCTCCATCTCAGTTACCCTGGAGGGTGG